AAGCTCTAATACCTCATGCTTGAGATTGGTGGTTTCTTTTAACCACTTTAACTTCTCTACCTTTGCTTGATACTTCTTTGCACCGACCTCCTCAAGGGCTACAGCGCGTAGTCTTCCTTCAAGAAAGCCGTTAAGTGTTTTTATCTTAGCCCAAGCAGTCTCACCCTCAACTTGGGTGCGATAGTTAAACTCAGAATTCATTACAACGGGCATTCTATACTCCTTAAGATGTGCTATATCCAGCGGCGGCTAAATAGGCTCTACCTGTACCAACTCCAGTAGTATCAGTTGACACAACTCCTGTGTTAGAGACTAAGTTTGTTATTGATTGGTAGGAAACAGCAAGCCCATAACCAAATATGGCTTTATCCCCACCGTATCCAGCGGCGGCTGGGCCGCTTCTACCTGTTCCAACACCCGTAGTGTCAGTGGACACAACTCCTGTGTTAGAGACTAGGTTTGTCATTGATTTGTTGCTTGGAGAACCATAACCAAATATGGCTTTATCCCCACCGTATCCAGTAGCCGATAGATAATATCTTGCCGTACCAACTCCAGTGGTGTCAGTAGAAACAACTCCTGTATTAGAGACTAGGTTTGTTATTGAAGTGGTGACTCCATAGCCAAACAGTGCTTTATCACCACCATAGCCAGCGGCGGCTAGGCCGTATCTAGCCGTACCAACTCCAGTGGTGTCAATTGATACCACCCCCGTGTTAGAAACTAAGTTTGTTATTGATTGGTAGGCACCACTAAATCCATAGCCAAACAGTGCTTTATCACCACCATAGCCAGCGGCGGCTAGATAATATCTAGTTGTACCAACACCTGAAGTATCAGTAGAAACAACGCCTGTGTTAGAGACTAGGTTTGTCATTGATACGTAGCCTGCTCCTGTCTGCCCATAACCAAAAATGGCTTTATCTGTACCATATCCAGCAGCGGCTAGGCCGTTTCTAGCTGTGCCTACTCCAGTGGTGTTAGAAGATACCACCCCCGTATTAGAGACTAGATTTGTCATTGATTGGGCAGAATAGTTCTTCCCATACCCAAATATAGCTTTCTGAGTACCTGTAAACGCTGTGAATACTTCAGTTCCATTCAGGAAGGCATCGTCAAGAGTAACCCCATTGAAGACGACAGCATCACAGACAACACCATTTAGCGTGAAAGGCATTATGCAACTGTCCCATCGTATGTCAGATACGCCGTTGTCCCATTAAGCCGCGCCCTCATAAGGCCGTCAGTGGACGTGCCTGCGCGAGGAAGGGTTGCATCTGTACCTGTACTGCTAGCAATCACGCGGGTAGCGTCTGTGTAGGTGAGATCGGTAGCAGGAGCACTGGTAATGTAACCTGAGTCATTCGTCCACTGACTTATAGCACCACTCTTATTAGTGAATGTGTCTGTTGAGCTAGGGGTTACTGTACCTGTAGTGGTTGAGTAACCAGAGTCATTCGTCCATTGGCTGATTGCCCCACTTTTATTTGTTAGGGTTTCTGTACTGGACGCAGTAATAAAACCTGTTGTTAATGCGCTTATATCTACAGTGTTGCCGCCTGATATGCTCAGGTTTGGTGTAACGAAAGAAAGTGTCTGACTGTCTGTCTCAGAAGTAAGATACCCAGAGTCGTTAGTCCATTGGGAAATAGCACCCGATTTGTTGGTAAAGGTATCTGTTGAGCTAGGCGTAACAGTACCTGTTGTTGTGGAGTAACCTGAATCATTCGTCCACTGAGAAATTGCTCCAGTTTTGTTAGTAAATGCTGTGGCACTAGCAGCCGTAACGTAGGTCGTTAAGTCAGGGGGCGTGTAAGTGAACACACCAGTGGTGTTGTCATAGCTCAGGTTTGCTGTGCCAACTGCGGTTACGACTGCACTTAGATCAGTGAGCGCAATACCTCCGCCAGATGCCCAAGGTACGTTGACTACAGAGCGACCAGAGCTATCTAGTTGAACACCGTAAGTCTTACTCGCTGTAGCTGTTACCGCATTGGCCGCAACAGACTGAACTACATCACTGAATATCTCGACACCACCCAGTACGGTGGAGGACGCAACAGGAAGTACATAAGCTGTAGTCAGATAACCAGAATCATTTGTCCATTGGCTGATGGCTCCAGACTTATTGGTGAACGTGTCAGTAGAAGAGGGAGTCACGGTTCCGGTAGTAGTTGAATACCCCGAATCATTAGTCCACTGACTGATAGCCCCAGACTTATTGGTAAACGTATCTGTGGAAGAAGGAGTTACTGTACCAGCAGTGGTCGAGTACCCTGCATCATTAGTCCACTGTAAGTTGGAACCTGACTTATTGGTGAACGTGTCAGTAGAGGAGGGCGTTACTGTACCCGTGGTAGTGGATAGTGCATCCCATGCGAGTGACACAGTATTCCAGACGTACACACCTCCTTCAAATATTCGAAATGTGTCCCCGTAGGTTTTAGTAACGAAGCGTAGATCTCCAGTAGAACCGGCAACGTGGTACATTCCCGTGTTTGGCTCCTGAGTAAAGGCAGCCCCAGGAGCAGACTCTGTGCCGTCAGCAAACTGTAGGGGGCTGCTCATGCCTCCACTGCCTGATCGACTAAGGCTGTCGGTAAGCATCAGCGCAATGTCGTCCATCATAAAATTCGCCCAGTTGGACGTTATGACCGTACCCTGTACCTGAGGATTGCCGTCTACTGTGCAGAGACCGCTAACTTGACGAGGCATGTGTTACTCCTTCCACCATTCTTTCAATTTGTTTTTGGCCTTGTTCAGCCCGCGTTTGTTGACAGGGTGTGCTAGCTGTTCAGACAAGCTTCCCAGCCTGTGGCTTCCTGTGAGCTTGCTAACGGCCTTCCTGAGCACTTTGCGCCCAATGGGGGTAGCTACAGCCGCGCCCAGCGCAGCACCCGCAGGGCCAGCTACAGCGCCTCCTACTGTGGCTCCGGCCGCGCCTTTGGCTACCTTACCGAGTATGCCAGTCTTTGGTGCCTTAGCCGCAGGTTCTGGAGCCTTTTCCATACGCCCAGTCTTTGGGTTTCTAACAGGCGGTCTTCCAGAGGGCTTAGGCTTCGGTGTTCGGCTAGCTAAACTGGATGCCTTGTCCTTAGAGGCACTAGTAAGAGCTTTCTTCCCCAGGGTCTTTGCCAACCCTAAGCCGCCGGTTAGAGCCGCAGCGTACGGAGCTGCGGCAGCTATCTCAGGCTCCTCCGTTTGAAATATATTCCTATCCTCTTCTATTTGTTCACGAGCATCGCCGTACCCCATGCTGAATTCGTCAACCACACCCTCAAGCGGGTTCCAGCTTGGAGCCTTTCCAAGACGCTTACCGTAGTCTTCTAAGGCTTTGTCGTGTCGTTTGCTAAGAGCTTGTGGAAGAGCCATAGTAGCACGAGCTCCGGCTTCCATGTGGTTGCCGAGCCCTAGAAGAGCCGCATCTGCGCCTTCACGAACAGCCCCTATAATTCCCTCTCCCAGATCAAGACCTTGCTTCCTTTCAGTAGTAGGGTTCTCCCTGTACTTCTCTATACTAGCCCAGAAGTCCGCAGACTTACCGCCTTCAGTTACGGTCTTGTCAGCGCTTCCAGTTATCTCAGGTGCCTTGGCATCCTTCCGGCGTGCTATCTCCGTCAGTGCTCTTTCTTTGGCGCTCATTCTTCCCCCTCCGCTATTCTCTCAAGGTCTTCATCAGACATAGAGCCGTAGTCGGCTGTGCTTATTATGTCAATGGACAACGCCTGCTCTCTATCACGATACCCGTCAGGGTCCTGCCAGAATTCTACTGGTAGGTCGTTGAACAGAGCCTGTAGGGTGTCTAGGTCGCGTCCCAGCTTTATCTCAACATTGGCGTCGGCTGCTCTGGATGCGTTTGCGATCTGCTGGCGGATTCCTAGATACTTAGATATCTGCTCTCCCGTCATGTTCTCATTGATTGTGGCCGCGCTCCAAGCTGCCTTCTCTGTGGCCGTAAGAGCTGAACCAAAGATGTCATTACGTAGCTGGTTCTCAGTGCGTTTAAACTCTTTCCACCACGATATCTGCTCCTCCCACTCTTGAGGGGCCATAGCAGGCGCGTTGTCTACTGTCCACTGTCGTACAGTTCCTGCTAGGGGGATGCCGCTGGAGCCGTAGGCCTCTTGGAAGCCAGCCTGCTGCATGTTGGTCAGCGTTGCGTTCGCCATGCCTTTCTTTAGCTTCGTGATGTACGAACCGCTCATCTTGTGAGCGCCTGAGGCCTTTGATATAGCAGCGTTACGTTCCTTTGCAATTCTCTCAGCGCTATTCCGGTCCTTTTCACCGGCCATTAAGCTCATGGCGCGGTATCTAGACAGCCCCTCTGCTTCACCGGATTGTTGGGCCAGCTTCTGCATGAGCTGTCCTTGGTCAGCCACCTGGGATATAGAACTAGTACTGAGTGCTGCGCCCTCTGGACTAGCACCTCGTACAGAGCCTATCATCTGCTGCATCATGATCTGTTCTTCTGGTGTCATCTGCCTATCCCCAGTTTCTTAAGTAGCGCCTCTAGCTTTCCACCTTCGATGCCCATTTTGGCTAGGTCTGATACGGACATACCAGTGGCTGACTTAACAGCAGAGTCTACACCTCCGGTAACAGCCGCCGCTGGTGTCATTCCCACCAGATCTCCGGCCACTTCTTTGAACTTGTCAAACCCTGACTGCTTGTCGAATCCTGCCAGAGCATTGGCTTGTCGCATCTCAGGGCTGATCTTTTCTGGAAACAGGCTAAGGTCTATATTTCCGGGTTTAGTGCTCTCCATCAGGCTGTCCATGTACTGCCCAGGAGGAGGGCTAGGAGGTGCCCCCGCAGATGCCATTGGAGGTCCCCCTGCGGGTGGGTTAGCTGAACTCCTGGTAACACCGAACCCTTCTCCCTCACCTGCGACTGGTAGAGGCGGTGGCTGAGTGGCCCGCTTGGGTACTGCCCCGCCGCCCGCACCAGGAGCGCTCGGTGTGGGGGCTTTTGGAGCGTTACTTTTGGACATGAGGTCGATAAGTCGGTTACTCATCCTATCCTGCTTATCTTCAATGCGGCGTGCGTCGGTCTGAGCAACCTCCCCTGCCGCCTGCGCCCCTGACTGTCTCTGTTCGCTTAGCTTTGCCAAACGCTCATCAGCCTTGTCCTGCTTACGCCTTCCCGCCCACTTGTTTGCTAGAACAGACACAGCGTTTCCCATGCCCCGACCAACGTAGACGTTACCCGCCATAATACCATCGCCTAGCTCAGTATTACGCTGTGATTCACCAGAAGCATACTTAGCGTTCGCTACATCACGTTCGCCTGCATAGTCGCGGTACATGTTCTCCTTTTCTTCAGGAGTAAGGTCTTCCCACTTACGACCGAACTTACGCTCGGCTGTGACCTTTATCTCTTGTAGCTTTTCTTCTTCTTCAATTGCCATGTGTCACTCCTACATTGCCGCGCCAGCGATGCCTGTCACAGCGTCAGTCATCATCTGTTGTGAGGCTTGGTCGAAGTTGCCTTGGTCTACCGCACCTTGGTAGATTGGAGCCGCCTCAGCCGCCGCAGCCCCAGTAAAGTTCGGCATACTAGGCGCTTGAACTTGCTGACCGCTAAGAAGCGCGTTGATTTCATTGAGGCTAAAGCCGCGTTTCTGCATTGCTTCGCTGAGCTGCTGCTGCCTGATTTGGTTGCTGTACGCTGAACCTTTCATCTGTTGCTGGAAGTTCTGCTCGTTAGCCGCAGCAGACTGACCATAAACCTGCTGACCAGACCTGTTGTAGAAGTCTGAACGCCGGTCAATTTCACCTGTGTACTGGTTTCTTTGTCCCAGGTTCTGGTTGTAGAGCTGATTCTGCTCACCCATGCCCTGATCGATAGCAGAAGCCTGTAGATTGTTGTAGGCGTCACCTTCACTCTGCCCTATACTAAGCATCTGTGTCTTCCAAGCCTGATCCTCAGGACCAAGACCTTGGTTACGCATCTTGTTTTCCATGGCTCGGCGTTGCTCAGTGTACTGGGAGCCCAAGCGAGCCGCGCCTTTGTCGTATATTGAATCCTCTGCCCGTTGGCGTAGCGCCGCAGGGTCCTGCATACCAGGAGCACCAGAGTAGTCTACCACGCGCTGGGTTTCCTCAGGCATTGTAAACTGGGAAGTTGGCACTTGCCCCATAGGATTTAAGCCGCGCCAGTCCATTCCTTGGCTAAATTCATTACCCATACGGTTTATGAGCATACCAGCTACGTCACTTCGACCGCCTTGAATAGCTACCTGCTTGTCGTATATTGACTGTAGTTCAGGACTCAGCTTAGTGACCTGATCCCACGCTGTGGTGGCTTCTCCCGTAGCTGGATCTACTGTCTGGTACGGGTTCCACTGTGTGCTTCCAGTGTAGGAATACTGGTCAGGTCTATTGGCGAAGGTTTGGTCTCTAACCACACCTCGGTTAGCTTCACCTTGAGCTATAGCTGCGCCTTCATAATCTGGACTTTTTGATTTACCACCCATTACGCGTACCCTCTTCCCCAGCCGTTTCCGTTTGGTCCGCTTGCCCCGCCATCGTAGGATGGATTAGTGACATACATACTTTCCTTTCCACGTGTAGGATTGAGTATGTACTTAGGAACATCTGTAGAGTACCCGAACCCTTCTTCTTCAGTAGTGGCCCCGTACGGCTGTCGGAACGGGTCAGGTAGCCCACCGTCCAGCCAAGCCCAGTCAGGTGACACCGTGTCTACAGGGTTGTTCTCTGCATACTCACGAGCAGCGTAGGAATCTCTTTGCTGCTCACTGAACCCCTGCTCTTCTCTTAGAAGATTTAGAAACTGGTTGCGGTAGAAGTCTTTGTTACCACCCTCAACTTCAGGTACTCCCCAAGGAGATTCCTGCCCTGGGACGTATCGCTCAAAAGCGTAGTCGTTGGGGTCGTACCCTCCGCCCCCATCTAACCCAGTAGCTCCTGGTTGAAGATCTGTCCAGTTCCAGTCGTAAGCCCCGCCCGCGCCGATAGGTTCTATGCGGGCTTTTCTTCCTACGTCCCATCTGCGGTCATTGTCTCCAACCTGTTCGCTTCCGTCATCCTCATATTCAAGTACACCGCTTCCTCCCGTGGGGGGAATGTCGCTGTAGGGAACATCCCCAAGAGATAGAGGACCAGTGTGCGGTTCCACGGGGTCAGCTTTACCCACAACCATGACCTCTTTTGTGCTGTCGTAGTGTAGGTCATCTGGCCGTAGCCCGTACACGTAATCCCCATTGACATTTTCGTAGTATCCTAGATTTAAAGCCTCACGAGTCGCTACGGGGTCTTCCCCTGCGCCAACGAACTGTATAGTTCGTGAGTTAGGATCCCAGAAAGAAAACCCAGACGCGTCATCATGGAACCCTGTTGTTTGCTCTGGGTTAGAAAACGGTGAAAACTGGTCAAACTGTGGTTGTTGCTGTCCGTCGCCTTTAGGCATTACGCAGCCTCCTCTTCTTTAGTTTTGTGGTGGAGCCATCTACAGTCTTCCTTGTCCATTCTGAGGACGATGTAGTCAACACCGCTTGATACAGCGTCAGGTATCCTTGTGACCTCCTTCCAACCCAAGTGACTATTGAGTTTGATCGCCTTAGAATTGTTTGAAGGAACAAGCCCGAAGACACGTTCTCGGCTACACGTGATAAACAGGTGCTTAGCGATCTCATCAAGAAAGCCGTAACGTAGAGCCATAGGACTAAGCATAGCGAGGTGAACACTGCAAGCATCCACAGTAAAGCTGTCAAAAACCGCTCCACACTTGATAATGCCCTTTTCATCATAGCCAATAATACCTTGAGAATCTTCACACTTGATCATATGGCAAAGAGCGTGCATCCAATTCCATTCGGGTTGGGTGCTGAGTGCCTTAAAGTATATCACAGCAGCCCGCCCCGTGTAAAGGTTAAATCCCATCCCACGACGTTTAATCTTGTGGACGAGTTGCCAGACATCGCCACAGCGAATGCTCGGCCAATGCCTAGAGCTCCAGTTGGAAAGCTCACGCCTTGTATGTCATAATCCCAAGTGTCCGAGTCAAAGCTAGCCTGATCCCACACGTTAACTCCTGTGTCTGGTAGGACATTAGGCGGTGGAATCCTAGCCGCGATCTTATAGTCGTACACAGCGTCAACGTTTATGGCCGCTGTTCCTGCTAGGATTCCTATCGTTCTAATTATGCCAACTCTCTTGTATGTGGCGTGATTCTCAGGGGCTTGGAAGCTTGTCAGAGTGCGAAAGTTTACTGCGGCTCCGTTTTCAGCCAGTTTAAATATTGTCACGTTAGATATTGTTCCAACAAAGTCAGCATCACCAAACACGTACCCGAGCTGAAGAGTGCTGGTCGGTGTAATGACTCCGTTAAATACCCCGTCACCTGTAGAGGGAACGGAAGTGCTTGTTAGACTACCATACCCAACGTAGTGATTTCCAGACACATAGTTACTGACCTCGTATGTGACTCGGTAGTACTTGTCTGACTCAGCTGGAAGTGAGCTCACTATAGAAGTGTATGACACAGCAACCTGAGTTCCGTCACACGTAAATGTGTTGACCCCTGGATGAGTCCACCCAGTACCCAAAGTCTGAACAACGTCAGTCCACTCTTCTACCCCGACTAAAAGGGTTCCGTCGTAGGCACCATCGTATATCCACACCACTCCTTCCTTATCACCTATGTAGTACTCCGCGTTCCATGTTTCAGCACAGTTTACAGGAACCCCCTCCCACGCGCCCCAAGAACGGGTTAGTAGGTTCTGGCTATACTGGACTGCAGAGCTCACCTTAGAGTATGGAGCGATTATCTGCAAGAACCCGTCAGCAGGGTGGACTTTCATAGCCCAGTTAACTCCGGCTATTCCTTCATTAACTTGATCGCGTAGAAATCTGGATATCTTGGCAGAAGGGCTTCTAGATAGGTCGTCAACCGTAACCCCCTGTAGAAGATCACGAATCGAGGTTAGACCGTAGGTAGACAAAATGTACAGCTCACCCCCGTAGGCGACGGCAAAATTTCTAGAGTTAGTAAGAGCCCCGATGAAGTAGCTGCCGACTAAGCTCATGGCGTTTGGATCAGTTGGGGGTAAGTCTGGATCTACACCTTTGTAGACTAGAACATCACCGCCCCTCCCGACAGCGATGAGCAGGTCGTCAACACCGTCACCTCCATCAACTGTCCAGGTGTACAGCCCGAGTAGATCACCTCCGTGTTTGAACTTAGATCCAAATGTAAACTTCGTGCATGTTCCAGAATTAGCGTCAGCCGGTAAGTACCACGCGTCTCCTGCCGACTCTTCAACAAACCACAGACGGTTCTTCCAAGTTGTGACGAAGGCCACGTTAGTCACCACAGGTCCGACTAGTGTTGGCACACTCCAGGTGTCCAGAGCCTCACTGTACTGGTGTAGCCCTGCCTCATTGTCTGCGTACTGTAGATACCTAGCCGTAGCGTCATTGGTAAACTCTGTCCAGCTTCCGTACCCTTGCATGTCAGTCTGAGCAGTTGCAAACGACACTTCAGCTACGGGGTTTCTTGTGTTGAACTGAGTTACGTTAAATATTCCGTCTTCTGTTACGCCCCATAGACGGTCAGCGCTGGCGTTTCTAGCCTGTCCTTCAAATGGTATAACAGTTCGAACTTCTCCACCAAGACCGACAGCCCACTGACGATACCCTTTTCTCAGGCGTAGGCCGTACTCAGAAGGCATGATGTTGTACGTGTAGATACAGTCAGTGGGTGGCATCTGCATCACGCTGTCACGTGAGTTAATGCCCCCCACGGGGGCTGGAACGCTAGTAGACTGTACGGTTGGCTGAAATGCTGCCCCGAGCGTGCCTAAGTTACGTCTGTATACCATTACTATCCACCGAACCCAGTGTCTGATGTGTTGCCGTACGGGCTTAGGTAGGGGAACCCTCTTGTGTTGCTAGAAGCGGATAGTATGGGTGCGCCCTCATCTTTACCTGTGCGGCTGTTGAACATGTTTTCAAACTCAAGGCGGGCGCTACTTGCATCAAACCCTTTGGCCTCTAAGAACTTGGCCTTTAAGAATTTGATTATCATAATAGGGCTGAATAGAACAACATCATTGCCAGATCCTATCTGGTCTTTGTACGTCGTACCGTTGGATTCAAGAACCCAGTTACGGCTGATGTACATGAAGTTAATGTCTAGAGCAGCCGGGACAGGATCTTGCGGGTATATCTCAAACTTGTTGTCAGACAATCTAAAGCTGGCATATATTGACTCACTAACTAAGTCTCTACCTTCTAGGTACGACCAGTCCTGTGGTGACAGCGGCCCCCCCATAGCGACACGGTTAGAACGTTCCCAACCTGTCTGATCAATCATGTAGCTAAAGTCATCAGGTAAGTCGTACACACCCGTGTCAAGAGCCGTTGTTACTACTTTGAAGTTTCTCTGTAGAACCTGCCAAGCGTGTAGCTCTACTAGCTCCTGCCCCGCGCTGTTTAGTAGCTGCTCCATCTGAACGAAGGTTTCGTCCCCAGAAGCTACAGGGTCTGTAGAAGCGAACAATCCTACTTCTACAGCAGCGCGGTTTATTATTACATTGGCAGTCGCTAGGCGGCCCATACGTTAGTCCTCTTCAGCTTCCATGGCGTCAATACGAGCGCCCATATTGGCAACTAGTTCTTCAAGTTCTTCATTGCGTCTTGTAGCGGCCGCAAGAGCTTCTGAACCGGCGTTTTCCTTAGCCATGTCTAGGAAGGCTTGGGCTCTGCGTCTTAGCTCGCTCATTCCCCTGAATCCCTGAGCGTTGGTGTCGCTCATTCCTGCCAACTGCTCTACGCTTGACACGTTGTAGAACTTCAGTTCTTCAGCTTGGCTTCGGGTAATCCCAGGCCATTCAATGAGAGGAGTTCCCTCAGTGATGTCTTGGTCTTCCCGAGCGTTAAACTTTCTAAAGTGCTCAGCGAACCGCTGCTTGTCTTGGTCAGTAGCTCTGCGGTGGATTATGCTTTCCTTATTCCCAGGCTGCATAATGTGAACGTAGGGAACCTCTTTAAATATCGGTCGGCCCTCTTCTTCACTTGCTGCCTGATCCTGCTTCGGGTGCATGTAGAACCGCACCAGTAAACTTTCGTCGCCCTGATATCGACCGCTAGGGCCGTTCATTGCCATTGATGTCATACCCATATCTGCTTCTTGCATTATATTACTCCAGCCCTCTTTGGGGCGTTAGTGAAAAAACCCCCCCGAAGGGGGATCGTTAAGCTACTATTACTGGTCCCCAAACTAGGTCACCAATGGCTAGCGTGACGCCAGTGTTGTTGATGGCACCTGTTGCGACGTTCATTTCAGCGCCAGCTACAGCGGCCGAGTCAGCCACTACAAAGTTAGCAGTGTCATTGATGTCAGCACCATCAGTAAAGGTGACCGGAATTACGCCTGCCTGAGCAGGAGTAGGGTAAGGAACACCCGCGTAAGAAGGAGCCGCGCTAACGATTCCGCCAATAGTCTGACTGTCCTGTGGAGTACGTGCTGCTCCAGCCTGATCTAGCGTAGTCCAGCCATCATAACGAGGGCCATTTGCTGCCAAATCAACAGCGGTTTGATAGATACTGCCAGTATTTATCCCAACTCCAGGGTTAGATCCACCTGCGCGGTTCATTCCTAGATAGGGTGTGGCATAAGTTCCGTCGCCAGCAACATCTGTGAAAGGAGTCCCTGTGTACTCAGCATTACGCGCTGTAATAGCGGCTGCACTGGCTCCATTGGTTGGTTTATTTGTAGACATTTTGATTCTCCTGTCGTACCAAAAAGGGGGCAGCTATGATAGCCTACCCCAAGCGGGCATTCTATTAGCCGTTGGCGTCAAATCGACCTTGATACTGACGACCAGAGGTAGTCAGGTTTCCGGCCCATGCAAGGATCTGCACTTCAGCATCCTGGTTGGTTGCGTAGCGTCGGTTAGGCGACAGCGGAACCATGTTACGGCTTGCGTGTGGACGGTAGTGGATGTAGTCACAGTTCAGGAAGAACGCTGTTCCTGTAGGACAGAATCCACCGATACCACCATCAAAGCAGACATCAGCGTCCATGTACTTCAGAGTGGGGAACCCAAGGTTTCCTACTTCTGGAGAATTGAACCTCTGTTGCGCCTGGAGGGAAGCTGTGTACGCTGCCCAGACAGTGTTGTCGCAGACGATTAAGTCTGGACGATCAGTACCACGAACCTGGGACGCCCAAAGGTCATTCCAGTAACCCTGGATCTTGGTGATGTCCAGACCGTTTGCAGCAGTTTGATCACTAAACTGGTTGCGCCAGAAGGGGAACGCTACCTGATCAATTCCGCCGTAAGTTCCAGCAGCGGTAGGATCAACCAGAACGGCTGCGCCTAGCCCGTCAATTTCCTTGCCGCCAGCACCAGTGCCGTCAGAGTACAAGCCACCTGAGATCAGGTTAGCCAGTGTAGACTCAGCCACTGAAAGGCGGCTTTCCAACAGGTCAATCATTTTTTCTTTGCCGGCATTCTGGAGCATTTCTAAGCCGGAGATAACAACTGGAACAGCAGCCTGTTTGATGTTATATTCAGCAGCAGAAATGACGTCACTAACGCCAACAGGTAGGATGTCGTAGCCAGAGTACCAACCTGCGTTGGAGTTCTCAGCAAACGAGAGTTCTTGTAGAATTTTGTAGCCGCCAGAGAAAGGCTTGATTTTGCCCTTTGCTTCCAGCTTCATGAGGATCACGTTGTTCTTTGTGACGTTGTCCGCTATTTTACGAGTGCGGGACTCAATTGTAGTAGCGAGTATGTCGCTAATGTTTGGAAAGGCCATTGCCATTCTCCTGAGTTAAGTGAGTTTATGCCTGTTGGAATGAGGCCTATGCCTTTCCTTAACCCTAGAGACCGCCTGCTGAGTAGCTGGGGAGACCCGTAGTTAATCTAACTGTAGCATAGGCCAACATATAGCGCAAGCGGTTATTGCCGTCCTGAGTTGTCCCAGGCGTCAGCAATGGCGCTGTGAAGGCTACCGCCGCCAGCACTGTCGGTTACGCCCCCAGGACTCCCAACCACGGACGATGCAGCCCTTCGCTTATTCTGCACGGACGCATTACCCACCCTAGAAGCCATGATGCGGCTTATTTCAGGGTTCATTCGGCACGCTCTATCGTAGGAATCTTGCATCGTAAGGTTGATGCCTCTAGCCTGTGCCATGTCCATAAGGTCTGCCATGTCCATCTTAACGTCGTGGTAGAATTCATTCTTGCGGTCGTTAGAAAAGCTTCCCACCTCATCCACAGCATTCTGTCTAATCTGCTGCTGTTCATACTCTTGGCGTTGAGCCATCTGGGTCATCTGCTGCTGGTACGGCGCTACCGCTTGTTGAACGGCTTGCTGAACGCTGTACTGCTGTTGCGACTCTTGAGAAGGAGCCTCCCCCACCAGCATAGAATCTAGAGCATCTATGTCAACCCCAAACTGCTGTATGAGGTTAGCTACAGTTTGAGCCCGTTGTTGCGGGGTGCCCATCTGAAGAGTGCTAGCGGTTTCGAGCGCGGTCTTAATACTTTGTCCTGCGCCCCCGTTCATGGCGAAGTATTGCTGATATGGCTGTAGCTGGTGATCCATCCCTGCCGCACGCTTCGCACCTTCTGCGTTCTTCTGCATACCGACGCTAAAGTCACGTTCCCGCTTCGCTATCTCATCACGCATCGCTTTTGGAGTGTTCTTCCACTCTTCACGAGCACCGAGAGACAAGCCTACAGGCGCTTTATCTTCTTCTTCCTCTAGTGTCGGGGGCTCTACATCAGAAGCTGTGTCAGCCTCCAACACAGGCGTCTCCACCTCTTCTTCTACCTCTAATTCAGGTTCTGTTGACGTATACTCTTCTACCTCACCTTCAGCCTCTATAGGCTCTTCTAGTGTGTCTTCTTCCGAAGAGTCCCATGCTGCTTCCAGCTCTTCCATCGCATTATCGCCCATATCGTTCTGCCCTTGTCATAGTTTCGTAAATCTCTTGTTTACGTTTTAAAGACTCTTGTCGAGAGTGGTTCCCCTCGTAGAAGTCTGCCCGCTCTTGCGCCTTCCGCGCGTAGAACTCTGGTGAGAACTCGTCAGCTTGCACGACGTTGTTTCTCTTATTGTGCTCTCTCAATTGCTTATTAGTTGCGATTTCTGTTCCATCGACCATGGAGACAAAAGGATCGAATGTTCCATGGATCGCGTGGCCGTCATACTTCCTAGCCGACTTGTCAACCGGAATAAACTCCCCTGTTACCTTGTCCTGCCTCCACCGCATTACGACGCCCTCATGGCTGACGCCATAGCGTTCATAGGAGCCTGACCCATTGGTCCCATTGGTGGCTGACCCATTGGTGGCTGACCCATTGGTGGCTGACCCATTGGTGGCTGACCCATTGGTGGCTGACCCATTGGTGGCTGGGCCATTGGTGGCTGGGCCATTGGTGGCTGGGCCATCTGCTGAGGTGGGCGGCTCACCGCCTGTTGACCAATGGATGGCTGACCCATCGGTGGTTGTGTGGGGCGGCTGATCGGTTGCTGTCCCATTGGTTGTTGCGGCTTAGGTGTCGCAACAGGCTGTTGAAGCCCCGGAATTCTAGTCTCGCTCTGTGGATATCCCATCGTTACGCTTCTCCGTCATGTTGTTTTCGTGTGATAGTTCTTCTTCTGCCATTGCAAAGCCAGACTGTGCTTGCTCTACCTGTACATCAGCGTTGAGGTTCTCCTTCACCAGTATCATGTCAGCCTTAAACTCTTCTGTAATCTTCTGCATTTCATTTCTATGCTCTGAAGATTCTTGAGACATTTTATTCTGGTGATCTAGCATTTCTTGCTGCATCTGCGCTTGAGCTTTTGCTTGTGCTGCCTGACCGTCAGACATAGCTTTGGCCTGTATGGCCTCAAGAGAGTTCTGGTGTTCTATCTGTATGCGCTGCATTTCCATCTGCTGCCTCTGCCTCTCAGCCTCTTGCTGAGCTTGCTGAGCCTGAGCTGCTGGGTCTTCCTGCGGAGGTGCAGGCTGGCTCGCAAGCTCTATCGCTTGGTCCATCATACCCTCAAGGTAGTTAGCGCCCTTAAATCCGGCCATCGCCCACTTCAGCATTTCAAGCATTATAGGCATACTTTCCGGAACCTGCTGAGCCATACCTGTAGCTGACTGTATGTACTGCGCCATGGACATTAAGAACTCTGTACGTTCTGCCTTCAGTTGTGCGTAGTCGACCATCGCTATACTTTCGGGCTTTATGTCCACGCGCCATCTAAGGTCGGTTGACTTCATAAGCTGTAGGGCTGGTTGAATCTTATCCTGGTCAGCCTGCGGCATGAACTGAGCATTTGACTGTGAAGCGATAGTGGCGATGTCAAAGTGCTTGCTTATCACTTCTGCTTTAAGGCTGTCTAGATCACTTGCGAATCTAGCGAAGTCATCCTGCAGCGCCTGTACCCTGATAGAGCCAAACTTTGCTTTGAGCTCCTGTGTGCCTCCCGCTGTGTACTGATCGGTGTTGGCCCCCCTCAGTATGTCCGACATACCGGTGACTTGGTACAGAAGTTCAATTGTTTGGTCCCTCACACCTATTAGAGTGTTAAGAACCCCCACGACATCTTGCACTGGAAACCAGTCGATTGACCCCTTTAGACCTCCCTTCTCAGCAAACATAGCCCAGTTGTCAACAGGTATCATGTCATTCTCAACACCCTCCTTCAACATGCGCCCAACGCTTGCCACCTCGCTTTTGTCGTAAACCCCGACTACCTTTATCGCTCGTGTAATTGTAGAGACACGACTCTGTAGCTCATCAATTTCGTTGTACAGGTCTTGTGACATGGCAAAGTCTGCACGAGGAACAAACAGCGTTGTGGTCAGATTTGCCATCATTGGCATGGGGCATGGGAAGAAGCCCTCAAGTCCTAGAGGATCATCAGCTGCGTCCAGTATTTTATCTACTCCAGGAGAGTACCAGTACACCCTGCGGTCATTTTTCTGCCAAAACTCCCATATTTCAGCTTTCATGACGTTGTTTTTCTGTTCTGATTCGTAAATGTCGTCTTTGTTACTGCCACCGGTCGGTAACTGGCTTTTATACTCAAGATCGTCTGCAATCTTAGCTCCAAACCGTTCCTTAGCCTCAGTTTTTGTCAGCCATGCGCGAAAGGAGACCCAAGGCACTTCAGTCCACGTCCTGGCCCAGCCCCACTTGAAATCCTGCCAGTGAACATACTGAGGTTTTGCCGTTTCGCTGTCAAGGACCTCACTTACCACTATTTCCATAGTTTGTGGGTCTAGTTCTTCTGATTCATGCGACTCTACGTCGTACGTGATGCGGCCTGTTCCTATTCCCGGAAGCAGGCGGTCTTGTAGAGTGGCTTTCAACACGGTGCTGAGGTCATCGCCAGAAGACGCCACGTCTGTTTCAAGTATTCGCTGAAATAGAGTGCTCGCCACCCGCGCAATGTCGTCATCAGGGTCGTGGTGCTCTCTCGAAACGTCAATCTTTGGTGTAGATCCGTTAAGCATGCTCTGTAGAGTACTTACGTTCGTGTGGAATAGATTAAGACGCGCCTGATTGTTTCCTCTACTCTGGTCGAGGTCACTGTTGTCACGTTCGTCAACGTAGCGGCGGACAATGGCGTTGCCCGACTTCGTAAACTTTCGTAGGCGCTTGTCAGCAGCGGTTAACTCTTTCTCCCAGAACTTCGCCCATCCTTGTGGGGTCTTTTCTGCGGGCTTCTCACCTTCTTCACTATAGTCTAACGATCCCGCTTCGCCAGTTGTCTTGCTCATCCTGTTCTCTCCATAGGTCATCTAGGGTGTACGGCTCTGGTTGAAGGAGCGCCAGCCTATCTTGTTTAGTATCTTCTTCTAGATCTGGAAGCTCGTCTAGAACCACTAGAGCCAAGTACCGAAAAGCATCAGCTCCGTTGCTCGCCCAGTCATGCTGGGGAGTTTCGCTGTAGCACTTTAGCATCTCATTGTATCTTCTCTTGTATGCTCGGAGCGCGTTAATCCCAGCGTGGCACTTAACTTCGTCAAACCACGACTGCTTTAAAACCTTTCTCGTTGCATCTATTCCGTGCTGTACTCCCAGCTTGGGAACTTTCTTCACGTACCAACGTCCATCAACCCACTCAATAAACTGCTCTATCGTACTCTTCTTGGATTGTAACGTCTTGGCTACAGCGTCGTGCGGCAGCCATATAGTTTCGTAAGCGTAGGGCTTGGACTCAAACATCATAAAGTAGTGGTCTAGGTCTTTTCCATCAGCTTCGTAGTAGTCAATTATCTGAAGCCCTGTGTGGTGCGTCTGCTGGAAAAACCAAAAGGCAGTTGAGTCGCTCTTTCCCAGGTCACTAGCAACGCTCACCTTGTAGGCTGGGTCGTATGGCGCGGTACCGACAATGTCGTTTTCCACAAACATGTCATTGTAGTAGGCACCTTTAACACTGGCGTCAAAGCTGCACTCAAACTCTTGAAGATAGCTAGCCTCTTCTTGTAGAGCTCTGACTTCTTCCAGGTCTTCCTCGCTTATTATACCAGACTCGCTAGCCTTCAGCATCATGCTGAACCACTTGGCGTCCTTTATACTTCTCTCGTATATGTCAAAGAAGTGGTTCTTTCCCTTGGGTGTACCAATGAATACCGCCCACCCGCTTCTGTCAACTAGTGTAGGGAGTATGACGTCGGACCACAAGGAAGGACGCATATCCCCAGCTTCGTCGAGTATAATACCGTCCAAATATAGTCCTCGTAGAGCATCTGGGTTGTCAGCTCCATATAGAGTGATCCATGCCCCGTTAAACAGCTCAACTCTGAGCTGGGACTCGCGGATCTTAGTAATGGCGCTTCCTCCAAACTCTTTGAGGTATTCCCAAGCGACGTCTTTGGCTTGTCTGTAGAAAGGTGCAACATAGGCGTACCTCGCATTCTTCTTAGATGTGTAGGATGCTCGTGCGATTACGTCGTTGATTGTTGCTACCGTCTTACCGGCCCGCCTGTGGCAGACTAAAGAGGCAAACCTGGAATCACGTTGGTGGAATGGCAGAAACTGCTCGCGTGGTTCATAGGCGAACGTTATCTCCATTACAGGTACTTGTCTCCGCCTTCAACTGCTCGGCCCTGCTTCGTCAGCCAGTCCACGTGCGCCACCTGTCTAGAGCTGCTGACGTACTGCGCTTCCCCACGCTGCTTGCTCGCAGCTATGGCCTTGGCCTTACACTCTCGGCTCTTGTATTGAGCTCGTCCGCACCCCCGCACACCTTTCGCGGTGGTCCACCCAAGATTCACGGCAGCGGATTGAGTTATAAATCTTCCCGCCTCATTTCGAAATGGTGTGACTGCTCCTCGAAGTGCCATTATACGTCCAGCCCTGTTTTCGGAACTACGTGCTTTACGGTTATCTCACCGTCGTGTGTGGTGAGCGTTTCTTTGGGCAGCAAGCGCCCGAATACCTTCACAAATTCGCTGTAGTGGCTGTCCGCCCAAGAAGCCAAACGGGGGACTCCTCCAATCATTTCAAATGAAACCAGAAAGGCGTTGGCGATCTCTTCTCGATTGACGCGCTTCCCTGCCAGTGTCTTCGGGAGGCGTATTTGGGTTGCGCTCGTTTCTAGCGCGAGCTCATTCAGACGGCTCTCCCATTCTGCGATGGAGATGACCTCACCTTCGATAGCTTGTTCTGCATTATCACTCATATGCGTATAGTACACCCCGTAGAGTTCTATGTACAGGGTATTCTACACTCAGGTTGTAGCGGGTTGACCCAGGTGCTCCCTGCTCCGTACGATGGAAAATGTGGGGACAGGTTGGACGCCATACAAAAAAATTTTTTTAAAAAAGTCGGACGGGGTACTTGCTACCCCGTCCGAAGTGTGCTAGCTAGTTGGTTGCCAAGCTATAAGCTGCGCACGTACGGCGCGGCGTAGTACGCGGCGTGGGGTGTGCGGGTGCACGCCTACCAGTGCGGCTACCAGCACGTTGCACGCTGTGGCGTGGGCAATGCCAGTACCACCGGCGGCCTGCACAAGCGCGCTATGGTAGCTTTGCGCCTGCGCAGTAAGGCCTACCGGCTGCGGTAGTATGCATACAAGCTGCGTGCCCTGTGGGTAGCCTGTGGCCGCCGTGTACCCTGCGGCCTGTATACCCGCCTTAACTTGCGCTGCTGGGCTTAACAGGCTGGCCGGTACTACGTAGCCTGCCTTCGGGCTAACGGCCAGTACAGGTGCTGCTGGCTTGGCGGCTTGGCCCTTCTTGGTTTTGGTGCTGGTTGTGGCTACTGCTTTTGCTTTTGCATTTAACATGGTGTGGTGCCTTTTTTTAGCTAAGCAAAATTGCTTAACTGGTACCCATTGTACGGTGTTGCTAACAGTTAGCAACAGTTAATTTAGTTTTCTTAGTTTTATTTAAACTTGCTTTTTGGTTTTACCTGTGCTTGCGTTGTGCTGTGTCCTGTCCCTCGCGTCCCGTCCCTCGCGTCCCGTCC